GCCGGAGGTCATTCTGCATCCTCCTCGCGTCCGCAGCGGATCGCCCAGATGAACATAAAGCCATAGGCGGCGAGGGCGCCGATAAGCATGCCTGCGGCGAGGCCGATGAGGATGTAGCCGGCGGCGGTCACTCGTGGACGCGCCTCCATTTGTCTTTCCACATCGACCTCGCCATCGTGGCGGACTTCTCGGCGACTGCTTCTTCGCTCATGTCGGGGCAGACATGGTGCAGCAGCTCATGCAGAACTGTGTCTAGCTCGTCCGCGCCGGATTGACGCGGGTCGATGTAGACTTTGCCGTCGCCCATAGTCATGCCGTCCGCTTTTTCGCGGCCGAGCTTCTTACGGACGATGGCGATGGTTCTGCGCGGGGGCATTAGATGAAAAACTTCCACGCCTCCCGCAGCACCACTGCCAAAAACAGTAGCGAGCCGACAAAGAACGTGATTGAGATGGCAAAAAAGCCGACCACAACTAACGAGCCGAGCGCGCACATAGCCCACTCTTCGACTTTGCTGAGGTTTCCGTTGGGCATTAGAACAGGAATCTTGAGGCCTCTTTAAGCACCGCCCCGCATAAGAGAACGGAGTTAACAAAGAACGCGAATGAGATTGTGAAAAAACCCATCACGACTGTTGAACCGAACGCAATGGCTGCTAGGTCTTCGATTGTGTTCATTTGCAATGCCTCGATCTAGGCGGCTTGTCTGGCGTCGCACTCGGCACCGCAGGCGGCGTATCCGGCGACATCGATCCAGTTGTCATGCTTGGCGGCGTGCGCTTGGCGGGCGATCTTTACCAGGATCATCAGCGCGGCGATGTCGGATGCCGTGACCAAGACCTGCGCGCCGTTGGTGCGCGACAGGTAGCTGCTGAACATCTCGGCCTGCGTCCCGAAGTCATCCGCGGGCGAGCCGTAGTCCTCGTTGCGCGCTCCGCAGACGGCGGACGATGCGGCGTCTAGTGTTTGCTTGGCGGTTTGCATTAGGCGGCTTTCTTGAGCATTAATTGCGCGTAGTGCAGCGCGAGGCGCGCTTGGAAGACCTTCCAGAACGGCTCGGCGCTGAACATCCAAGCGACCTCAAAGTCATCCGGGGATTCTTTGCCGATGCGGACGATGCCGCGGCGTTGGACCTTCATGTCCGGCCGGTTCTCATTCCAGAGTTGTTCGTAGCCGGCGAGCTGGACTTTGTGCGCGCCAACGATGGCTTTGGATGTCTTCCAGTCGAGGAGGACGATCTTGCCGTCACGGTCGCGGCTGGGTGCGTCGATGGTGCCGCCGAAGAGGTATTCCTCGGAGACCAACTGCACTTCCGGCTCAATGACGGTGAGACCTTCGTCATCCCACCAGCGCTTGAAGTTGTTGAACGCGATGGTGGCTTTCTCAACATCTGCGGGGCTGAACTCGGAGAGGTCGGCAACGTGGTTGTGGAGGAAGCACTCAATGAGGAAGTGCGCGATGGTCCCGATGTCGGCGGCCTTGTCGCGGACCTTGCGGTAATCCTGACCGTCCATGCCGAGCTTCCATGCCCAATGGATGAGTCCGCTGCTGTCCTCGCCGATCTTGGCGATGGTGCTGGCGCCCGGAACGTCGGTGCCGTCTTTGAGCGGATACTTCTGGTGGGCGCGGGTCTTCTCGAGGCGTACGATTTTGCGTCCGTCCTCGGTGAAGCGATCCGGCTCGGCAGGCTTGGCGGCTTTGGAAGGGGAGCGGCGTTTTGCCGCCCCCCTTGTGGATTTGGTTGTGGTGTTTTTCTTGGGCATAAGAATTACCAGGTGATCTCTTCGTCGTCCGTGCCGGTCTTGCGCGTGTCGGGCTTGGCCTCCGAAACGTCGAAGCCGTAAGCCGCAGCGCTGCCGCCGTCGCCCCAGGTGACGAGGTCATGCACCATGACAGCCTTGGGCTGCAGCGTGATGCCGGCGCCGAGCGTGCCCGTGTACCAGCAGTAGGGTACGACCGCGACTTGGATCTTGCTGCCGCCGCCGATGTTGTCGGTGATGATGTCGCCGGAAGCGTTGAAGAGCTTCGGCGCGCGGCTGTAGGTCTCGCCGGCTTTGTCTTTGCCGACCGCTTTGACCTTGAGCTTCAACTGGACGAGACCGTCGTTGTCTTCCCACGGCGCGGCGTGGAGCTTGAGCTTGTCTTTCTTCAGCTCGGCTTTCTTCTCGGCGACGAACGCGGAGAAAAGTTCCTCGGCTTGTTTGATGAACGGTTCGGCTTCCTCAGCGGTTAGCTCGAGGTTGACTTTGAACACTCCCACATCGTCGAACTTGGTGTCCGGGCGATTGAGGTGAGGATAGCGGGCGATGCCCACGGGTGTGGTTAGGGTTTTGTTTGGCATATTATGTGGTTGGTTGTGTTTTCGGTTGGACAGGAAAGTCGGAGTGGCGCAGGAGTTCGCAGAAGTCCTCCATGGTCAGCGTGACCAGCATGCGGCAGTGGTCTTTGCGGTGGATGACGGCGCAGTGTTTGCGTCCGCAGTCGCGGTAGGCTTGCGCGATGGCGGCGTCTAGGTCGAAGCGGGCGCGGCCATGGCGTTTGCACTCAAAGTGCCAACCCGGCAAGCAGGGCACGATCACGTCGGGCGCACTGATCCCCCAAGATCCTTGGCTGACTTGCGCGCCCCGCTTGGCCGGAAATCCTTCGGCGGTCAATGCCTTGGCAACTTCGCGCTCAAAGCTGGCGCCTTTCTGGCGGGAGTTAATCATTCGTTCAGCGCCTCCCATAATTTCGGCGATGGCGCGTAGACGGAGCCGTCGCTGTCGCTGGTGCGTCCCGCGGGTGTTGTGCCTTCAAAGCGGGTGAGCGAGGGGCGCCATGTGAGGTTCAACGTGCCGGTGCGGCCAGCGCGGTGCTTGGCGACGATCAGCTCGGCGTCTTGGACTTCCGGTTCCTCGTCTTGGACGGCGTAATACGCGGGGCGATGGATCAAGCAAACGATGTCGCTGTCTTGCTCGATACTGCCGCTCTCGCGGAGGTCGCTAAGTTTTGGGCGGTTGTCGCTGCGCTGTTCGGCTTGGCGGTTGACTTGGGCGGCGGCGACGACCGGAATGCCGAGTTCCATGCTCATGGCTTTGAGGCCGCGGGAGACGAAGCCAACTTCGTTTTCGCGGCTTTGGGCGCCGGAGTGGCTGACGAGCTGTAGGTAGTCCACGAAGATGCACTTCACACCCCAGCGGCGAACGGCGAGGCGGGCGCGGCCGCGGATGTCCAGAAGGGTGAGGCCGCCACGATCGTCAACGTAGAGGGGTTCTGTGGAAAATTGCGTGGCGGCGTCGAAGATGCGGTGCTTGATGCTGGCGGTGAGGAAGCCGTTGCGGATGATCTCGGTGTTGGTCTCGGCGCGGCCGAGGACTACGCGCGCGGCCAACTCGTTGGCGGGCATTTCGAGGCTGAAGTAGACGACTGGAACTCCGCGGCGTGCCATGTTGTCGGCCATATTTAACATCAGCGCGCTTTTGCCCATGGCGGGACGACCGGCAATGATGGTGAGCTGACCTCCGCGGAGTCCGCCGGTGACTTGATCCAGATCGCGGATGCCGGTCTGCAGGCCGAGCTTTTTGCCGCCGGCCATGAGGCTCTCCAGCTCTTCAAGGAGGCCCGGGACGATGGCGCTGGGTGCGCGCATGCTGTCGGTGGCGGTGGTGAGGCTGAGGCTGAGGACGGACTCGCCGGCTTGCTGGAGGACGCTGTCGGCATCTGCGGCCATGTCTTGCGCTGACGCTTGCATGGCGACCGAGGCGTCGATAATGCGGCGGCGAGCGTGGAGGTCGCGGAGGGTTTGGGCGTGGTATTCGACGCCCGCGGGGCCACCGGCGGACTGGGAGAGCAGCTCGGTGAGGGCACCGGCGCCGCCGACAAAGTTGAGTTTGTGCGCGGCATCGATGCGCTGGGTCGTGGCGATGAGGTTCGGTGTGCCGCCTTCGCCGCGGATCTCGCAGATGGTCTCGTAGATGAAACGGTGCGCGGGCGTGTGAAACAAATCGGCGTGCAGCGCGGCGATCTCGTCGATGAGCTTGGGGTCGGCGAGAAGACTGCCGAGCACGGCTTGCTCGACGGCGGGGCTTTGTGGGACGGTGCGCTTCATTTTAGGCGGCGCCTCCGTCGTCATTGTTTTCCAGCACGACTATGACAATGAATGTCAGGACGATCAGCGCGAGGTAGGTCAGAATGAGCGCGTTCATTTTCTTCCTTCCTCCGGGCAAGTTGTGCGCGGCGACGCTCCCAGCGGTCGCAGGCTGCATCGACTAAGCGAAATGTTTCTTCGAGCCATGGGGTGATGTGGTGTTCGGGCGGCGGTGGTGGTTGATGCTCAGTGGCCATGACGTTTTACGGCTTTCTGTCGTGGCGTGATCTGTAGGCAAATGTTGGCATGTGTTGGCATGGGAATCAAGGGTTTTTTGGGTTTCTTTGGCGAAAAAATGCGGTCGAAATTGGCGCGGTATTTGGCGCCGTTGACAGCCCGCAGTCGGTCGCCCTTGCCAGCGCTCATGTCGATGAAACAGGGTTTTGTGTACACGTTGCGGAGGACATGTTTACGGCGTGTACATTTGCGGCGCTCATCGGATCGCGGTCGCCTCTTCGATGGCGTCATGCGCCTCGTTGGCGACTTCGTTGGACGGCTTGACGCAGCGGTTGATGACGCGGATGAGGCGATTGTTGGAGCGAATCAGCTCACGGACCTGCGACTCCAGCGAGGCGGTGTTGTCCGCGAAGTTGGAGCCGAAGCCGACCGAGCCGACAACCAAGTCAGGGATGATCGTGCTCACTTGCGCGTCCTCCGTTTGCCGCGGCCGAAGATGAAGCCGGAATTGCGGAACGATGGCTGCGTGATCAGACCGCGCTTGGCGAGGAAGCGGTCGCACGCTGCGTTGATCGACGTGGCCTCGAGCATGAGCCGGCCGAACAGTGGACCGGTGGGTTCATATTCGAGGGCCAAGGTCTTGCCATTGTGGAGGGTCATTTGCGGGCCTCCTCGAGTTCGGTGGCGAGTTGGCGGACGAGGGCGCGCAGGGCCATTATCGTGGCGATGCTTTCGTCGGCGATGGCTTCGACGTATTCCACGTTGACGTTGAGGGTGGTTTTCGGCGCCTTGGGGGCGCTCGCCTTTTTCTTGGTGCTTTTGGCGGGTTTCATAAATATTTAAGGAGTATTAAGGATGGGGTGGGACATTTGCTGTCTTAGACCCCGAATTGGTTAGCAATTCAGCGACATCGTTGAGCAAGTCCCAGTTACCGGGTTTCCGGTGCTTATTTGGGTCGTAGCGGACGCTGACTCGGTTGCTGATGTCGTCGAAGGTCCAGAAGACAAATTGATTGAGGTCGGGCAGGTAGGCGGCGAGCACGTCGAAGTCGTGGATCTCGTAGGGGCGGGCTTTCAGTCCGCCGGTGGCGCGCTTGACGGAGACGTGGTAGGCGCCGCGGTCGAGGGTGGCGGTCTTTACCTGGACGGCGATCGGGCGGACGCCGGCGCGGGTCAACATCACGTCGGTCGTCTGGGCGTGGCCGAAGGGCGTAAAGATCTCCCAGTCGTGGACTTGGGCGCCGACAATGAAGAGGGATTCGGAGATCTCTCCTTTGCGGCAGGCGGATAGGACGGTGCCGCCGGTAATGGGGGCGTGGATGCCGTCTTCGAGGGCGAATAGGTTGCTCATGGGTTAGGCTGCGTTTTCTTTGGCGAACTGTTCGCGCATCTCGGCGAGGCTGCGCTCGAGGGCGGTTTGTTTGGGTTGGCCTTGGGGTGGCAAAGTGACGAGCTTGGGCGCGGTGGGCGGCGGGTCTACGAAGACTCCGCGCCAGCCGTGCTTGACGGATTTGCGGAGGGCTTCGGCGGCGGCGGCTTCGTTCACGGCGGCCAAGTCATCGATGATGCGCTTGGCGGCGGTGGGCGTGAGCGGAGCTTTGATTTCGCGGCGGTGTTGGGCGAACTCTGCCCAGGCGCTGGCGAGACCGGGGCCGTGGGGCAGGGGCAGGGACGATGGGTCGAATTTGGGAGCGGCGGCGCGTTTGGGTTTCGGGGCTTCCTTTTCCGAAGAAGGTAGCGAAGGCGATGAAATCGCCGGAGTGGGCGCGTCAGCGCTCTTATTTCGTTTCTTATCGTTATCTATTGTTGGGGTGCAGGGATTGCACCACTTAGGTGCAGCATTTGCACCACTTAGGTGCATTTCCTGCACCCATCTCCCAGACTTAGGTGCATTTCCTGCACCCATCTTGGCCACACCGGGGATGGTCCAGATGCTGGCCTGCAAACCGCTGCCGGCGACCTTCCGGCTGCCCCTAGTTACTAGCACCAGCTCGCCAGACTCCTGCAGGCGGCGAAGGCAGTCGGCAACGGTGCGGCGGGCCAGCCGGGTCTTTTCCTCGAGCTTGCCCCATGAACCGAAGCAGTTGCCCGCCTCATCGGCGAAGTCGGCCAAGGCCAGCAGGACAAGCCGGTCGGCGCCTTCCGCGGGCGACTGGGTCCAGACGTAGTTGGTGGCGGCTACGCTCATCGGCGCCACCGGTTGCGGCGGATGCCGTCGCGGTTCTCAAAGACGAGGCGGCCCTCAGCGTCGGCCTTAACGTACACACACTTGATCCGCTCGCCGGCCGGCCAGTCCGCGGCGTTTTGCACTGAGCAGATGACCGGCTCCGACCAGTCCGGCACTGAGACGTAGAGGAGACGGGTATTGGGGATCTTTTTGGGGAGAACAGCGCCGGTCACTTGGTCGCCGGGTTGGTAGCCGACCTGTTTGGCGACCGTCTCGGCGAGCTGCTGGTCGGTGACTGGGGCGGCTTTGAGGATGGCTTCGGGCTTGGCTTCTGGGGTTGGCTTGGCGGGTTGACTGATAGATTGACTGATGGTGGACTTGGCTTTGGCGACTAGGGCGTTGATCATAAAGTGTTTTTGCAAAAAATTTCGGGGGTTGCTATCGGTGGGGGGTATTTGCAAAAGTCAGAGCATCGACCCCCGCCCCCCCGGTCGGACAGAGGAATATGCTTGTTGATGTGCAGATATGAGCGGATTTGTTATGACCTACATTGTATATGGTTATGATCACGATGCGTTGATATGCAATGGTTTACGGGACATTGATCTCGGCGTTATCAGCACGATCCGGCAGTGCAGCGGCCTTTTGCGCGTCCGGCTTCTGAGGGCCGACCGGTTCAAATGGCACATCGATCACCTGCGCGCTCCTCAACCCTGACACAAAGTCACTCCAAGCATCAGCCGCCGGAGCCATCACATGCTCGACTCGCTGCGTGGGGTTGCCCGATAGCAACTCCATCTTCTCGCTTGCGATTGCAGACAGCACACTGAGGGCTTGGTCTTTCATATCCGGCAGGCGCTCAAATAGTTCTGCCGTGCCAATCGCTGCCAAAGTCTTCCAGTTGTTCGCCGCGATCTGTCGCGCCTTCTCGAGCATCTCCGGGCGGTTTCGCACCAAGGCAACCACAGT